CCTACATTGCAGATAAATGGACTAAACTTGACCAATCATTATATCAACAGTCTGTTTATTATGAACCTAATAGGTTGTCAGCATATTATGATTATGAATCAATGGAGTTTACTCCGGAAATATCTGCGGCTTTAGACATTTATGCTGAAGAGTCTACAACAATGTCAGAAAAGGGTGAGATACTTACCGTATATTCCGAATCAAAAAGAATCAAAGCAATTTTAGAGGATTTATTTAAAGAAAAATTAGACATAAATACCAACCTACAAATGTGGGCAAGAGGTATGTGTAAGTATGGTGATGATTTTGTTTATCTAAAAGTAGACCCTGAAAAAGGAGTCGTTGGATGTCAACAATTACCGAATATCGAAATTGACAGAATTGAAGGTTCAAGTGCTTCTGGTAAAAATTTAGCACCTGTTCCCCAAGATAGTAAATTACCAACAAGAGAGTTAAGATTTAGTTGGAAGAACAAGGATATGGAATTCCAAGCTTGGGAAATAGCTCATTTTAGAATTTTAGGTGATGATAGAAAGTTACCATATGGTACTTCTATGTTAGACAAGATTAGAAGAATTTGGAAACAACTTTTACTTGCAGAAGACGCGATGTTAATTTATAGAACATCAAGAGCTCCTGAAAGACGTGTATTTAAAGTGTTCGTTGGTAATATGGACGATAAGGATATTGAACCATACGTACAACGTGTAGCAAATAAATTTAAAAGGGACACTGTGGTCGACCAAAAAAATGGTCAAGTGGATATGAGATATAATCAAATGGCTGTAGACCAAGATTATTTCATACCTGTTCGCGACCCCGCTCAAACTAATCCAATTGAAACATTAGCAGGTGCAGCCAATTTAGGTGAAATCGCCGATATTGAGTATATCCAAAAAAAGATGTTAGCCGCTCTTCGTATTCCAAAAGCGTTTTTAGGATTTGAAGAGGTTGTTGGTGATGGTAAGAATTTAGCGTTAATGGATATTCGTTTTGCAAGAACCATTAATAGAATACAGAAATCATTAATCCAAGAATTAAATAAAATAGCATTAATTCATTTATATCTTTTAGGTTTAGAGGACGAATTACATAATTTCAGTTTATCACTAACTAACCCATCATCTCAGTCTGATTTACTTAAGATTGAACAATGGAAAGAAAAGATTACCCTTTATAAAGACGCAACATCTGACCAATCACAACTTGGTATCTTACCTGTTTCACATACTTGGGCTAAGAAGAATATTCTCGGATTTAGTGATAATGAAGTTATACTTGATTTACAACAACAAAGACTTGAAAGAGCTATTGGTGGTGAATTGGCTGCAACTGCAACAATCATTAAACGTTCAGGTGTATTTGATGAGGTGGACGCTAAGTATGGTATTCCTGAAGAAGAAAGAGAGAAATTGGAAGCTGCAGGTGCAGCAGGTGGAGCCGAAGCGGGAGCCGCTCCGGGAATGGATATGGGTGGTGGAGGAGCCGCCCTTGGAGCTGAAGCTGCACCTCCGGGTGGCGAAGCTGCACCATTGAGTGAATCAAGAAAAGAGAAGATATTATCTATGTTGAGTGATAAAGATGAAAAATTGGAGGACCTATTTGACATTAATAAAGCACAACAGAATATTTATGAAATAGAAAATAAATTAAACAACTTACTAAACGACTAACAATGAGTAAATTTGGGGTTTTAAAAACTAAGATATTAAAGAAACTCACAGAATCATATTCAAATCAGAATAAAACTGAGATGAAGGAAATTCTTAAAATGATTAAAGAGAATAAGGATTTTAAAGAGTTATATCTTTTTTACGAAGAAATCGAAAACAAATATTTTGAAGATAAGGACACTGCAAAATTATATGTGGAAGAATTGAATACAATTCTAAAGAACAAATCAAAAAATATATCTGATTTTTGTAATAAATTGAATACGAAATTAAATGACATTGAGATAAACGAAAATGAAGTTTACTCAAGTCTTGATACGTTATTAGAAGAAGATAACTTATCGAATATTGATAAGAAGGTTCTTTCTAAGAAAAAATTAGTCGGTCATTTAACGACTTCTAAACAAACAAACGAAGACTTATCGTCTGATGTTGTTGTAAATGAATCTTTACTGCACGCAGTATTAGTTAATAATTTTAACGTTTTATATTCAAACAACCTAAACGAAGAACAAAAAGAAGAATTAAAAAATATTCTTTCAATGAATCAAGAAGATTTAGATAAGAATATGTCAGAATTAAAAGAAAATGTTTTAGACCAAGTATCCAAGATTTTAACTGAAAATTCAGACCAAGACCTTTCAAAGAAGTTAACACAAGTTCAAGACGAGGTTAACAAAATGACATTTAGTAAAATTAATTATTTCAAACTTAAAGAATTAAAAAATGGTCTTAATTAAGACCATTTTTTATTTTCTCTGAATAGATTGCTTTGAGTTTTTCTTTACGTTTTTTAACGGAGGGTTTTACAAACTCTTCCCTTTCTCTTAATTTTTGGATTTGCTTAATTTTTTGAACTTTTTGTTTGTACGTTCTTAACGCAAACTCAATTCCTCGCTCTCCCTTTACTTCGATTATAATCATTTGTTTTTAATTTATATTTTATAAATATATTTTGGATTTACCAGAATTTTTCATTATATTTTAAATATAACCATAAGATATTATAATATGAACAAAATTAATGAAAACCGGAAAATTTATACCACTGGGACACTATGGTAATGTAAAAATCGGATATGGAACTGTAGATTACAAAAACTTAAAAACCATATATATAAAATTAAATTCTTGGCTTTTACCTGAAACCGATACTAAAGACTTCGATGTCATAATTTCAAAATCACGTAGAGAAATTAAAAACTATATCTATTGTTTGGATAACGACTTATTTAGAAAAGAAAATATAGTCGATTTAGACATTAGAACTAAAGGAATCAAACTCGAAAAGAAGTCATTTATGAATTTAGAGATAACATTATTTGTTAAAAATCATTTTGACATTCGCGATAAAAAAGTAAAGAGTAGAATTAAAGAACTATCCGAACACATCGTTGATACTAATCTAAAAGACAAAAATCTGTTTAATTTCTATAAGAACAAGAAATAAGTTGGGTTATTGATGTATTTATAGTATAAAAACTGTAAATGAAAATTTTAGGTCCTCACGAAACGGGTAAAGGAATCTTAATAGAGTACGACGCCGGACATATATCACCTGAAGAAAACAAGCAAATCATTAAGGAAATGAGAGAACTTGATTTTTCTCAGGACATAGTTTTATACGCTGTTTTACAAAAATACGACACTCCAAATAAGAACGGAAGGATTTATCCTGAAATGTTACTGAAAAGAGAAAACGAAAAATACCAAACGCTCATTAAAAAGGGTGGCGCATTAAACGAATTAAATCACCCATCATCTTCACTTATCGATTTAGATAGGGTTTCCCATTCAATTCTTGAAACTTTTTGGGATGGTAAGATGCTTATGGGTAAAATTAAACTTTTCACTTCGCCGGGTTGGAGAAAGATGGGAATTGTTTCCACAAAAGGAGACCAAGCTGCAATGTTAATTATGAACGGAGCCACTTTAGGTATCTCTTCAAGAGGTGTTGGTTCATTAAAGAATGTTAAGGGTCAAAACATAGTACAAGAAGATTTTGAACTTGTTTGTTTTGATTTGGTGTCATCTCCATCTACACCAGGTGCATATGTGTTCCCTGATTTATCTGACAGGGACAAATATCAAGAATCTATTGATGAAAAATCTGATGAAGGTATGAACAAGATGAAGTCATTAATGGGTAAACTAGATAGTTTTTTATCTAAATAATAATTTTTATCCGTTTTGAGGTATAAGAAAAGTAATTTTTTCTAAAATCAATGTATTTATAGGATAATAAAACATTTAAAAAATACGATGAGTCAAAAATCTATTTTAGAACAAGCTTTACTTCAAGTACAAACTCTTGAAGAAGCAGTTAAGCAAAATGCAAAGGGTATACTTGCTTCTACAATGAAACAAGAACTAAATGATTTGCTTAAAGAATCAGAAGACGAGGGGAATATTGAATCTCCTGAAGTTGAAGAACAAGATGTACCAGAAATTGGTGATGAAGAAACTCCAACAGATGACGAAGAATCAGACGAAATTGCAGATGAACCTGAATCTGACGAAGAAGGTGAAGATGAAATGGGTGCTGATGATGAAGAAGAAATACCTGCGGATGACGAGGAAATGCCTGCTGATGACGAAATGGGCGTTGAAGACGAAATGGGTGCTGATGATGAAGAGGGAGAAGATGTTCTTGATATGACATCGGCTTCTGACGCTGAAGTACTTAAAGTTTTCAGAGCTATGAAGCCTGATGATGGTATTGTCGTTAAAAAAGAAGGTGATAAAATTTCTTTGAATGTTGATGATGAGGAGTACATTATTAAGCTCGGTGACGAAGGAATGGGTCTTAATGAAGGATGGGATGAATCTGAAGGACAATATGATGAGTCTGATGTAGACACATCTATGTTGGAAGATGATGATATCGAACCTTCTGATGAAGACGGAACCGTTTTTGAAATCGAACTTGACGAAGAGGAAGCAGAAGTTATTGAGCCTGTTGAAGGTGAAGTTAAAAAGGTTGAAGCAACCGAAGCGTTACGTACAAAATCAAACCGTCACGGAGATAAAAACGGCCAAAATCGTACTGGTTTACCGGCTAAAAATGTTTACAAAGCGGGTACAGTAACTAATGAGGAAGTATCAACACTTAAAAAACAAGTTCAAGTTCTTAGAGAAAAGAATGAAGAGTACAAAAAAGCTCTTGTCCTTTTTAAAGAAAAATTAAACGAAGTTGCCACTTTCAACGCAAATTTAGCATTCGCTACCAAATTGTTTACAGAACATTCAACAACTAAACAGGAGAAAATGAATATATTAAAAAGATTTGATTCAGTTTCTACTATAAAAGAGTCCAAAAATCTTTATTCTACAATTAACTCTGAATTAGACAATAAAAAACCAATGACAGAGGCTATTGTAGATAAAATTACATCTAATCCAACAACTTCTTCTACTGAGGTTCTTTCAGAGTCAAAGGCTTATGAAAATCCACAATTCAGAAGAATGAAAGATTTGATGAATAAAATAAAATAATAAAAATTTAAAAAAATAAAATCCAAAAAAATGGGAGCATTATTAGAATCAGGTATGGTTGGTAACATCGGTCTTAAGCACCTTCGTGTTATCAAAGAAGATACCATTAAAAAATGGGACGAGTTGGGATTCCTTGAGGGTCTTGGCGGTCACCAAAAAGATAACATCGCGCAATTATACGAAAACCAAGCATCTTACTTAATCAACGAAGCAGCAGTATCTGACGCTTCAGGTTCATTTGAGACAGTGGTTTTCCCAATCATTCGTCGTGTTTTCTCTAAATTATTAGCGAACGATATCGTATCCGTACAAGCTATGAACTTACCAATCGGTAAATTGTTCTACTTTGTACCTAAAATCCAAAACAGAAATGGTGTTGACCACTACGCACCTTACAAGATGCCAGGTAACACTGACGCAGCAACAGCTGGTTATGATTCAGGTTTGAATCTATATGATAGATTCTACGAGTCAGGAGATGGTAACAGCCCTGATACAGGATTGTTCGATTACTCTAAAGGTTCTTATTCAGGTGTAACTTTAGCAGGTGCTGCGGTTGTAGCATTCTCTAACGGTGTTGTATCTGATGTAACAAGAGCATCATTAACTGGTACTACTAAAGATTCATTAGTTGTTAAATTCTCAGGTTTCACTAAAGATGGTCAAGGTAAACTTATCGGACCTAACGGTTCTGTAATGGATACTGAAGAATTCTTAGCTGGTGCTGAGATTTTCGTTAGTGGTTCTTCTAAGAACTTCAACATTGTAACTCAAAAATACGGTAAAGGTATTATCGAGTACGGTGCAAAAGCTACATCTGCATTCCCAGGTGGTAGATTCCAAGATGTTTGTGATGAGGAAGGTGTAATTTACATCAATGTAGATTTACAAAACTACAACGGTGCAACTACAGGTTTTACCGCATCTCAATTATCTAATACATTCCAAGCTTCAGACGTTACTTTGACTTTCAGAGTATACAATGACTTAGAATTTGAAGATGAAATCGGTGAAGTATCTTTCGATTTAGAATCTGTTACAGTTTCTGTAGTAGAAAGAAAATTAAGAGCTAGCTGGTCTCCAGAATTAGCACAAGACGTAAGTGCATTCCACAACATCGACGCTGAAGCTGAGTTAACAGCATTGTTATCTGAGCAAATCGCAGCTGAGGTTGACCGTGAAATCTTACGTGACCTTCGTAAAGGTGCCGCTTGGACAGCTAAGTGGGACTACAACGAATGGAAATACGGAAACGGTGGTTCTTCATTCGCAGGTTACACTCAAAAAGACTGGAACCAAACATTAATCACTAAGATTAATCAGATTTCAGCTCAAATCCATAAAACTACTTTGAGAGGTGGTGCTAACTGGATTATCGTATCTTCAGAAGTATCTGCAGTATTCGATGATTTAGAATATTTCCACGTATCAAACGCTCATCCTGAGCAAGACCAATACAATATGGGTATTGAGAAAGTAGGTACATTAGCAGGTCGTTACCAAGTATATCGTGACCCTTACTTCCCAGCAAACAAAATTTTGATTGGACACAAAGGTAAGTCATTGTTAGACGCTGGTTATGTATACGCACCATATGTTCCACTTCAATTAACTCCAACAATGTATAATCCTTTCAATATGACCCCAATTAAGGGTATTATGACTCGTTACGCTAAGAAAATGGTTAACAACCGTTACTTCGGTGTAATCACAGTGAGAGGTGTACAAACGTTCGATATGAACACATTAAGATAATATTTTTTATCTTATTTTATAAAAACCCCCGACTATTCGGGGGTTTTTTATTATGTAACAGATATTTATATATTATAAAATAAAAAAAAACATTTATAAGATGAAAAGAAGAGTAATTCAATTAAAAGAATCTGAACTCAAACAATTGATTTCAAGAATTATAGAAGAACAAACAGCAGCTTCAGCATTTACACAAGGTCAACAAGCTGGTCAGGTGGCGGGACAACAAGCTCGTCAGGTAGTTAATAAAGCTGCAAATCAAGCGGTGGCTACGGTTAAACAAGGGGCAACAAATTTGGCGAAAGGTCTTGGTGAAATAGTTATCACTATTGGTAAAATTCCAATTAAAGTACTTATTTTCGGTGCTGCTGTTGTTTATGTAATTGCTGATGGTGTATATAAAGTGGGAGTGGCAGCACACAATGCTTTTATGAAATTTTTATCCGCAACCGGAAAAGTGCTTGTTAAAAAATACGAACAAGCTAGTGCAAATACTATAAATTCGTTAAATAAAATTGGAATTGTATTAGATAAAGGTATGAATTTTGTGAATCAAAAGCTTACCTCTTTGAAAGATTCAACTTTCGCGATAGGTAAGTACGTTATTGATAGTTTTAAACAATTCGGAACACAACAATGGGCAAAAGTTTTAGTTGCTGCTGCGGGCATTAAAGAACTTGCGAGTATGTTAGGTGGTTATTTAAAAAGTGCGTGGGGAACCATACAAAATCAAGTTGGTGTGGCTTGGGAAAACGCCTCAAATTGGGCCCGTGGTGCTATGAACACAGCGAAGCAAGGTTTACAAAACTTTAGTAATTCAGTTACAAATAAAGCAAATCAAATGGCTCAATCCGCTTCAGGTTATGCAGGTAAAGCCTTAGGTGCAATTCAAGGTTTTCTATCTGAAATGTATGAAAGATATTTATCATTTTCTGACGATACCGAATCAATACTTAACGAAGCTATCAAATATAACGGTAAAGTTATTTTATAATTTTTTCATAATACTTTTTAAAACCCTCGAGAAATCGGGGGTTTTTTGTTTTTTGTATATTCTGAAAAATACACTATATTTGTGCTATGGGTGAAACAGATTATAGTAAATTAAGAACTGATGTCCTTGAAAAACTCATTTACGAGAGAAGTATTGAGTGCAAAATGAAAAAGGACGAAATGGTAAAAATGTTGAGGTTGTACGATGAGGGAAAGTATATAGAACCAATGAAAGAAACTTCATACGTAAAAGACGGAGATGGTTTTATGGTGGGTGTTGATATGAAGAATAAGGAACATTTACAACAAATAAGTAAATTAATAGAAAAAAAAGAGGGTAAATCCTTAAACAGATATTCTGATGATAGAGTATGGTATTGGATTCCTAACAAATTAATATGAATTGGATAGAATATTTTTTGGGTTTAGCTGAACAGGTTAAGTTAAAATCTAAAGACCAATCCACACAGATTGGTGCAGTTATCGTTGGCGAAGACAATGAGGTCCTTTCTACGGGTTATAATTCATTTCCGAGGGGAATGGATGATTCGAAAGAAGAACGTCAGGAAAGACCTGAAAAGTACTTCTGGTTCGAACACGCAGAACGTAATGCGATATACAACGCTGCTCGGGTTGGAACTCCATTAAAAAGCTCCACCATATATCTGACATCGGGGTTACCGTGTATGGACTGTGCTAGAGGTATAGTAAACAGTGGAATTAAGACTGTTTACTGTAAAGAGGTATGTACCACAAAAAATAAGGAGAAGTGGGATGAATCTCAAAAGAAATCACTCCAACTCCTCCTTGAATGTGGGATTGTTGTAAACTATTATTAATTACCAAGTTCTACAAGCCCAATATCTTGCTTTCCATCTTGGACCTGGGTTGTCACAATTGTGTCTGGCTCTAAATGATTTTCTTCTTTCGGGGTTATTTTTCTTAATCTTCATAACCTTACCTTTTGCTGATTTACCACCAAAACCAAAGTTTACTTTTACAACCTTTCCACTTGCATTTTTAACATAAACTTTGAATTTCTTTACGTCTCCTTGCATAATTTTTCCTAATTGTACTTTACGTCCTTGGTATTCAGCCTCATTTAATAAATCGGTTACTTCATAATCAGTTTGTTCGATTGGTCCGTATTCATTTTCATATATGAATGTTAAATCGTCGTCAGATAAATCTAATTCACCACTTAAATATAGTTCTTTAGATTCTTCTAATAACTCATAGAAACCATCAGTACCTAACTTATAAACACTTTCTATTAGTGGTTTTTTTGCTAATACGTGGTATGTTAATGCTGCGGATGTTTCTATATTTTCATTAACCAATGTTGGGTATAGTGTAACATTGTTTGGTATTGAAAAATCAACCTTTATTTTGTTTTCCATTCCTTCATCAAATTTTGTCATTGTTGGTTTATTACCCTTACCAATTTTAGGGTCTTTCTTTTCAGCTCTTCTCTTTTGAGAAGTCATTGCTTTCTTTTCTTTCTTACTATATGAACCTGCAGTTTTAGGGGTTTCTTTTGATACTTTCTTCGATGGTCTACATTTTGGATATGATTTACCATCTGCGTCTTTTCTACCGCAAGGTGGGTGTTTACCATCTACCTTACGACTGACATCTACCCACTTTTCTTTAAACCAACGTCTAAGGTCTTCTACTAAAACATCACCCTTCTCGATTGATTCTTGAATGTATTTAAAATCTTCTTTACTTACAAGTACCTTCATATCGATTATTTTTTACATTTTTTCCAACCACCACCTTTTTTCTTATAGTTTTTCGCTGCCCAACCATTTGCATATGCACTTGGGTAAACGTCGAATTTTGATTTAGCAGCTGCTTTAGATGCTGCCCATTTACCTGGGTCGGTAGGACAATTTCTACTCTCGTCTATTTGGTATTCTTCACTTAATAAACTCTCATCCATTTCAGTATCTTGACCCTTTGTTTGATTCATCATAAAATCAAAAACTTGGTCCAAATTTTCTTTGGCTACCGTTATGTGGTCATCAGCCCAATCGTGTCCGTTATCGAGTATTTCGTTAACCTTATTTTCGTCTATTTCTAATAACAATTCACATTGTCTTTTGATTTGTTCTAAATTACTAAAAAACATATAGTTACCCGTTTTTTGTTCTACGAGTTTTGATATGTGTTTTTTAATAACATTTTCTAAATTTTTCATATTCTTAAATAGTTTTATTTTTCTGATATAATTTCAAATTTCAATTCTTCTCTATAGAATATCTCTTCGGTATGTGTTTTAGCTTTTATTTCGACCCAATACTCTCTTGGTATCATATAACTTGTATCTAATATAAACGAATTTTCATTTGTTCTGTCTAATTTAGTCCAATCAAACACATTTACTTGGGTAAGTCCTTCTTTCACATATACCCTATAATAAACCTCGTCAAATAAAACCGATTTAGGTTGATTAATTGACCTTAGAGTGACAACTACTTTTCTAAACTCTCCACGTTTAATTTTTTCGTTTAATTTAATACCAAAAAATTGAATAGCGTATCTTTCTAATTCTGTTTGATTCTCACCAATAGTGAATAGACTTGTATGTGGTTTAGGGATAAATTTTTGTTTAACGTCACTAAATGAAATACCACCTATTTCAATACCTTTCCATTTATCATAAAAGAATCTTTTACCGTCACAAAGAACACCACTAATACCAAATGTAACCTTATAAACTCCTTTACGAACTTTAGTAGTGGTGAGGTTAGATAATCCCGCAATTGGGTTGTTTGTACTGTCTAATATATCAACTGTTGGTAAAACGTCTAAGTCGTAGAAATTAGTACCTTTTGTGACATATAAATATAGATTTCTATTGATGTCGGCAATAAAGTTTTCCCTATTGTCATCTATTTGGTCATCAAATACCGTTTCAACAAATGGTTCAAAAAATGTTTGGGTATACATTGTAAAAAATGATACCGATTGGTCAACCTCGTTTGTAATATTTTGATATTCGGGGGCAAATGCAATACCTAATCCATAGTTAATACTTGTACCTGTTAATATGCTATTTACGTAACTTGTAATATCTGCTTTAAAGTTTTCATTTCCATTATCAAAATGAACTTCAGCAATTGTGGTACCTGTCGGTGGGGCCGTAGAATAAACTCCCTCTTCTGTCCACTGGTCTAATGTAGTTCTATTAAACCAGTTCGACGGTCTTTGGTCAAAGGTTTCATTACCTGAAGTATAATCATAGGCTTGTTCATAATCAAACCCAACTCCCTCATCCCAAAATTCAGATACTTTGAATACGATAAGGTCAAAAGAGGTTGTTCTTTCTCTACCTGTACCTCTTTTTACTCCTTTAAGCGACTCATCACCAAATATGGTATTAGTTAGATTTAGGTAATGTCTTGTGTTTGAATTTAAAACAAATTCACCACTATCAACTTTCGATTTTAAATCATCTAAATTGATTCTGAAGATATACTTAGAGAATCCCGAACCATAAAAAATCTCAGTATTTGGATTTTTTGCGGTGTTAACCTGTGAATCCTTAATTAAGGTGTTGTTTTTATTGAAATATGAACGGAAATATGACATCTTTTTATTTAATAAATATCAATTAGTTAATTCTAATTGAGTGGTTTATTAAATCATTCTCCATAGAATCGATAAGATTTTCTAAAACATACATATCTTCGGTTGTCATATGTCCTGGTTCGGCCCAGTTATGTACGTGACCAACCAAAAATTTATACATCTTTTTTATTATTTGAATTAAAACTTCCCCTCTAACAGTTGCGTAGGTTGAGGGTTCAATTTCCATAAGATAGTCTTCCTGAGTGAATTCGTAATTGTCTATTTTTGTGAAATCTACACTTTTTTTAGGTCCTTTGTTTGTACTTGTAGATACAAAATACATTTTATCGGATATTAAATTTGAAAATGTCTGCTCACCTTTATTGTCCTCTGGTCTAAGAACTTTTATCGTTTTTGTTTTAATTGAAGGGAGCGGATTTGCAAATTCTTTCGAGAAAATCAATCCGTGACCTCTACCAACTCCTCTGACCTGAATATTATCTATGAACGATTTACGATTCGATTTTTGTGAATCTGATATTGTTGTTCTTGTTAATAGTTCGTTTGTTGGTCTGAAATAGAATGGGTGTACATCATCTTTACTATAAAGAGTACTAATTTTTTGTAAACTATCTGTGTGAATTATATGTAAGATTTCTCGTAATTCTATATAACCAGTTTTAAACGTGTCAATTGATATTGTTGCAGTTGCACCTGTTAGTGAATTATCTGAATTAATTAGTTTTACCTTTTTCGTATCATTTAAATCTATTTGAGTTCCACTACTAAAATAGTTTGTGTCGAAAATGGGTCCATATGTGTCCAATATTTTATAAACAAATACATCAACCTTTGTTGGGGTTGTTAAATCATCAATGGTATATTCAACAAGGTGTTTTATTTTATTTACTGCGATTTTGGAGATGGTAATTTTTTCGTCTTTAATCGACATAGTTCTTGGAAACTTTTTAAGATTAAGTTTTGACATCTTTTCCGACATCAAAGGAACCTCACTTAACCTTTTTCTAAATTTAGGATTTGGGATTTCTTTGTTTATGAGTTTACCACCTCTTAACATCATACCATTCTTTGTAAAAACTATATCAGAACCATAGTTTCCATTTAATGCGGTATCATCCAAAGTAGCCATTGTACCATATGATTTCCTATCAATATAGTTTCCTGATTTATCTCTTAAATCGGGAAGTCTTTCTGCAATAACACCTCCATATGTTGTATCTTGGTGTTGTGGAGTAAATGTTTGAGATTCAAAGTCGTGTGGAGATGTATATGGTCCCGGCACATATTCCACGTTTTGATTATCTTTATCAGTATCGTATTTAATTAACTTTACTGACTGACCATCTTTGGGTATAATATTGATGTGTCCCGGTAGAAACGGAATTGCTATTAATGGGTCCTTTTCGTCCCATTCATCATAATTTTGTCCTGCGGCAATTTCACTTAGAAATTGACCATACGGTCGATATCTAATTCTACCAATTCCTTTTGGGTCTCTATTGTTAGTACAGACGGCGACATCAATTATTTTCATAAAGCGGTTCTATTTCCTATTTCTTTGTTTATCTCTTCGTAATATTCTTGTACGGTATCTAAATGCCTTGTTAAATCAATAATAAGCTGTTTTGTTTTTTCGTGTTCCTCAATTAAAAAATCTCTAGCCTCAAATAATGTTTTATTTGATTTATCTTTTGCGTTTGAATAGATTTCAGTTAATGTTTTATTATCCATTTTAGAATATTTTACCCGCACCAACAATCATTGGTGAAATAATTGCACCACCTGGACCCGAAGGTATTACTGCTGGTTTTAAACCAATTTTTACAAATGATTTTTCATCCATTGTTTGACTATAAGCCTCCATCGTTGATTTAATTGCGGTGTTCCATTTATTTTCTCTATCATAAAGTGGTCCTGTTTGAAGTCCACTTCTTGTCATCTTTTCAATTGCTAACATATACGCCTCATCAACACTAAAACCCGGTAATTTATCTGCTAACATTAAAAGAATACCCGGTATTGGTATTTTTATTGATTGGCTTAAAGCACCACTTATCGTTGATAGTATCGTACTGAATATGGCCTCACAACTATCTAATTTAGTTGTCAAAATTTTCATTAATAATGTAATCAAAGCTAAAAGAATGCCTTTCCATCTTTTGAACTTCCTTAATATAATTTTTGCGGCGATTCTTTTTATAAAATTTAGTAAATCTCTTTTAATGAATCTCCAAAAAGTTTCAATAAATCTCCAAAATAACTTTTTTACAATATCGAAAAATAACTTAGCTAATCTTTTTAGTATTTCGGCAGCACTAAATGCCACTCCTTTGATTAATTTGTAAATTACGACAATCGGTAAAAATAGCTTAGGGGATAAAATAGATTGTATTAATGCTTTTGGTAAATTAAGAATAAACAAACCAGTGATATTTGCTTGTAAATTTCCTAAATCAACTGAGAGTCCTGATTTTTCGTGACTCTCTGATGCAACTTTACTCAATGTATTGTCCACAACTGAATCAATATCAGGACCATTTTTATCTGAAAAATGTAAGAAATCTTCTAAATGGTTTTTGTTTACCGGAACCTCAAAATTATTACAATCTGTAAATCTTAATACTCTTCTTAATCTTGCATTCTCGTCATCTAAATCAATACCTTCAACATCATCAAAATCAAAATAATTTTCCTCATCATCTTCATTGTCTAATTGGTCGATGGGATTTTGATTTAGTGGTTTAGTTTTTTGTTTTTTATTACAAATGGCGAATAGTTTTTGTAATATTCTATTCAAACTATTTGTTGATGCAGTGAATGATTGTGGAGCGTCATCAGCCCCTTGTATTGTCATCATCATTGCTTGCTTCACAATATTCGAAATGTCGGGATACTCGATATTGGAATAGTAGTCAGTTAGAAAGTTTTCAACTGTTGTAGTTCCTGATACGCCTTGTAAACCACCGAGGTTATATGCTTGTGCACCGTTATTCCAATCCATAGTAAAGATTGTCTTATAATCCTTATTATTAAAGAAATATGAAGAACCGGCATCAAATTGGTCATAGAGTTGTTTATTCATTTTTACGAAACCTGTAGTTGTTGAGGATTCATACATAATGTTACCCGTGTTACTATCAGGAGTAACTTTAAGCATATTTAAAAAATCAATTTCCTTTGGGGAAATGTCTACACTATTTGCTGGCATTAGTGTATTTGCACCACAAACACCACCACTAAAGAACGCAGTTTTAACAGAATCCATAACAATGTTTTTGGATTCTCTACCTGTAATACGTGCAGATTCCTTTGCGTATTTTTTTAATTTGTTTTTAATTACAGGTTTACTTGTTGGAGCATTTGGATTTGTTGATTGTTCTGAACCTAAAAACCCTTCGAATGTTTTTATAAGTTCACCAAAAATATCTTTCTTTTGAGTTTGTTTTGCTTTCCTACTATTCTTAAAATCGTCTATTTTCCTTTTGACAAGACCATCAATATCAGGTAAGTCATCTTTAACCCTATCAAATAGGTCGTCTACTACCTGGTCATTTTCGTCTGCCAATTTTTTAATAGCATCAAGTTTGGCTCTTATTAATGCTCTTTGTGTATTAGCCATTAACTATCGTAATTTGCGGTTTTAACGTTATTATCGTCACCTTCATTGACTAATTTTTCCAATAATTCTCTATCTTCTTCAGAAAGAGTCATTTTTGAAAATCCTTCTTTTCCACCACCTGAAGATTGTTTTAACAATGCTCCTTGAAGTTTAACTAAAGATATTTTCTTTTCGGTACAGTCATTTAGGATTTTTTGCTGTTCTTTGATGACAGGACCAATAGTACTCATATCCTCAGCATCTTTCATAAATGACAACATTTTTTTCATTATAAGAGATGCGGTATTTCTATTTTCTACGATATCATTGTAAATCTCCTGCATTAATGCTAATGCGGATTCCGTATCCAACGATATGTTTCTTTTTCTGTCTTTCATATACATAAATAGATATTTTATGAATTTAGAAAACCAAAAATAACACCATCGTACATTTTTCGATATTTTTTAAGAGCAACCCTTATTTCTTTAGTGTTCAGGGAGGTCATTTCTCTTAACGATAGTAATATTAAGTTTTTATTGAATTTATTACCATCACCAACTTGGAATATTCTATCGAAGTTGCTAAAAATTTCAAGTAGGGCGAACCCTAATTTTTGTTCGTTTTCACTGAGTTCTTCAGTGTTTATAAAATCCTCTAATTGAACTGTCATCTTTATGATAACATCTTTGTAGTCTAATACCGATTCATCTATTGTATATGAATACTCGGGATTGTCCTCCATATCACTAGATATGTCATCATAAGACACTGTTCTATTGTTGTCTTTGGTATCTTTCTGTATCGCACCCATAAGGTAATTCTTACAGATGGTACCAAAATAAGAATACGCCTTATGATTCTTGGTGTGGTCGAACTTACTAATCTTAGTCATTAAAAATGACATAGTATCTGTATGAATTTCTTCAAATTCCATATCTTTTCTATATAATTTATAACGTCGAATAATTGATTCGACCATTATAATCAGGGGTTCTCGTAAATATTCGTTGAATATCTTGTTTCTTTCTGCCTCATCAACACTTTCAAGGTATTTGACTACTGCCTTCTCTTGGTCCTCCCCAAAATAAATTTTTTGGGTCCTTTTTCTTGGCATTAGCTTTCTACATAATTGACATCTCTTTTATTTTTAAAGAAAAATTCTTTCTTAGCAGTTTCAATCCAAAATTTAACTTCGTTTTCGTTTAGTTGTCCGTCTTCTCCATTTTTGTATGACCAAAAAAGTGAATCTTCTCTAAAGTTAACGTGTTGGTATCCTGCTCTTGGAACAACCATAATTTTAACACCATTGTGTGTTAATCTTAAAAGAAATTCATATGTGAAAGTCAATTTGATGTTATTTTTAAGTTTACCGTTTTCCTTAACGACTTCTGTTTTAAATAAACCACCACTAGTTTGGTAGTTTTGATATTCCATTAAAACTTCATTATCAATAAAACCTTGGTTGTCGGTAAATCCATACGCCCAAGCAGATTCATTCGTAAAAGAAATAAATTCACCGTTTCCATTAATGTCCTTAACGATAGGTAAGAAAACATCAACTTCAGGATTATTATGAATATATTCACCCATTGAATTAATCCAAATTGTCTTATACTCATCATCAATTTCCAAAATAGAAAACCATTCAGTATCACAATCATCGATACCTAAGTTTATTTGACTTACAAAATCGGTTTCATTTGTTTTATTTTCTAATAATTTAACCTCCAATTTTTGACCGAAATCAAAATCTTCAAGTTTCTTTTTTACACTTGTTGGGGAAATTACTGTTAACTTAATATCATTGTGAAAATCTTCAATTGATTCCAAAGCATTCGCTAACATCACAGACTCATCTTCCCCAATTTTATGTATTGGTAATAAAATTGTTATTTTTTTCATACAGTTTCTTCTACTTTAAGTTTTTCAATAGCACTTTTAATTGACTCTTGTCTGATTGATATCAGTGAGTTAAAAATTGCTAAGGTGTTATTGTTGTGTGTTTCTTTGTTATATGGTAAAACAGTTTGTTTCATTTTATCTTTTACTTCTTCAGTGATTTCAACACCTTCTAACCAAGCTAAAACAAATGTGCCTAATATCTCAACGATTTTATTTGAATCGTATGTCCATAGACCATTTTCACTTAACCAATCAGGTTCAGTATTTGGTATTTTACCAATAACCGGTACACCACATTTCATAGACTCTAATGGGAATGTACCGAATGTTGATTCATCATCAACCCAAACCGATACCATACACTCTTTGAGGTTATCCGCAAATTCATCATATGACATTTGTACCATATCTCTAAAAGTTACCCATCTTAATTGTGGGTATTTAATATAAAATTCAGAAATAATTCGTCTGTGTACCAATCTGTCTCTACAGCTGATTGCCACATATGGTTTTAATGGTTTATCCGATGGTTTAAAATTATCACCAATGAATGGCGGAATTAGATGTGATAATGTTTCAGGAAAATATTCTTTGATATATTTTTTTGTTGATTCGGTTGTTGTGATACACTTATCGAATCCATAATCACCCCATCTACTACCAATAGGTAATGTTTCAAACATATAATCCTTTTGTTGTACCAACATCACTTTAACTGATTTAATATTGGTTAATTGTGGTAATACGTTTGAATAATGTTCAGGTACTACTATAACATCTTCTACTTTAATTTCAACTTTATCGTCTTTAATTGAAACAACTTCGAGAGTATTATATTCTTCACCTAACCAAGACTCTACGCCACCGTAGGTCTTATCCTCTACTAATATTTTAGCATTGTAACCATTTTCTTTTAAGGTTAATGCCATATCATAGATATTCTTAACTGCTGCTCTTGCGTTGTTCTTTGTGTCGTAAGTTAAAAAATATATGACGTTTTCTTTATTTTCAATCCTACCTAAAGAGGATTCTAATTTTTCAATGTTACTCATTTTCTTCTTCTATTAAGATGTTATTTTTTACTAATGTGTTAAATGCTAATCTGAACGATATGGTGGTATCTTTTTGTGCGAAAAGACCCATTTCTTCATCTGATTCATCGAATTCGTTAAGAACTCTTTCAAGACACATTTTTATTATTTCGTATTTAAAAATGTTTATTTCGAGCGATTCGCCCCCATCGTCATCTTTAATCGTGTTACCTGTTCTACAAACTTCTGTAACCGTATCAAGGTCGATGTAATAATATTTTCCGAAGACTTCAACCATAATTTATCAATTTCTATTAATTTATCAATTTCTATTCCATTAGTAAAGTATTCGTTATATTGTGTTTTAAACTTTACTGCCGTTTTATTTTTAGGACACTTGTCTATAATATTTTTATTATCGGTAATCCATAAATCACATTCCTTCCAAAGATTATCTATTTCAGTATCTCTTGAAAATTTTATGTTATTTGACATACACCCATTTCTTGAGAGAAAGAAAAGAGTAGCCGCTTTCGCTTTACCCAATTCATTAATACCAACTAATGTTATGTTGTGTTCTTTGTGTTCATAAATGAATTCATTAAGGTGAATGAAAGCATTTTGATAACTTTGTGTAGCGTGTCCAAAAATTTCGATTGGATAATCGATATATAAAAAATTATCATATTCCTCTTTAGATTGGAATTTATAATAATTTAAAAGATTATCATTTTGGATTATGCTTTCTTTCCCATACTCAAAAGACTCTTGTTCATTTCCCTCTTCAATTTCAGAGTTGATGAAATAATCGTGGTAATGGTAATCGAATTTTTGAATTGTGTTTCTTAAAACTCCATCAATACTAATGTATATTTCCATAATGAAAATATAACATAGATAGATTTATAAGTAAACAATAAACCCACATTTGAAAACTAACAAATGTGGGTTATACTAACAAATGATATGTTAGTGTGCAAAATTATGTTATCGTTAATCGTATCTTTCTAAGATTTCAGAAATAATTGGATTTCTAACAATGTCTTCGGTTCCGAATTCGAACACACCAATACCTCTCACTCCTTCTAATCTTTTTTTGGCGTCGTATAATCCTGACTTTGTTTTGTCTTTAAATTTATCTGATTGTTCTAAATCTCCTGATAAGAAAAACTTAGAATTAAAACCAATCCGTGTAAGTAATAATTTTATTTGTGCTGGCGTTGCGTTTTGTGCCTCTTCAAATACTAGAATTGTATTATCTACGTTCCAACCCCTCATATACGCTAGTGCGGCAACTTCGATAAAACCTTCATCTTTTAACCTTTCTCTCGATTCTTTACCTATAATCTTATTTAGTAGGTAATATGAAGGGTATATGTATGGGTCTAATTTTTCTTCTAATCCACCCGGTAACGAACCGAGTTTTTCCTCAGCTTCAACCGCGGGTCTTACAATTATAATTTTTTCATACTTATTATCTTCCTGCCATAAGAGGTCAACTGCCCTTTTCATTGCTATGTAGGATTTACCAACACCCGCGGGACCAAAACACAAGGTGATTTGATTATCACCTAATATTTTCCAGTATTCTTCTTGATTTTTTGTTAGGAATTTTTCTTTTGGTCTTTTAACTAGTTCTCTGATTCTCTCTTTATGAGTTGTTTTTTTGTCTTCTACAACTGATTTAAATTTTGGTTTCAACAAGGTCTTTTTAATTTAATATAAACTATTATTTTATGATAAATATCATCTAATTACCCGTAGAACCAAATCCACCTTCACCTCTTTCGGTATTTGACAATTCGTTAGACTCAATCATCCTTATCTGTGGGTAAGGTAAAATAACGATTTGAGCCCCTCTTTCACCTACCTTATATTTTAGTGAGTCTAATCCGTTGGTTTTTTTAAATGTGGCTTGCAATTCACCCCTATACCCACTATCGATTACACCAACACAATTTGATAGAATTAAATCTTGGTTACGTACAGAGGAACGAGGGAAGACTAGTCCAACATAACCCTTTGGTATTTCCATAGCAATTCCAAATCCATATGATACACTAAAAGATGTATTTTCAATTTCTTTTGTTATGGTTAAATCCATTCCCGCGTCTCCGTCTTTTGAGTATGTAGGAATCACTGCATTTGGGTCTAATTTTTTGACTTTAACGGGTACGGTGAATATTGATGAAGGGGATACTTGTTGGGGTGTTTCCATTACCCCCTTCATCATCTCTTGCTCAACATCTTTGTTCAATGACGTTAAAACATTGTTCAGAGTCTGAATGAAATTATCGTTTAACATTTCATCATCCTCTAAAGACTCATCATCGACATCTTCAATTTTACTATTCAGTTCCATTAATTTACTAATGTACTCCTGAACCTTATCTTTTTCCATACTATTGGGTTACTCTTTTTTCTGAAATCCACTTATCTAATGCCTTAATTCTTTTTTTAAGGTCTTCATCTTGAGGCCTCAAACAAATCTCAACGAATAAATCGGTGATTCTTACTAATTCCTCTAATGTAACTGATACACCTACAGATTGAACGTACTCCAAAGCCATTTTGCTTTGTGATTGACGCATAATTTGTATTTCACGACTGTAGAATTCCATTTTTTTTATGTTTATGATTTATAATATTCTGGTGTGTTTTTTTCGTCGATTACACATTCAATCGGCATTTTAACTACACTCAAACTTTCACTACCGCGGATATCACCTGCTCGGTATTTTCCTGCAACAAGAGTTGCTTCTTCAACTGATTCTGCTTGAAGGACGTATTTTACTTTTTTAATACGTGGGTTACCTTCTCTGTCCATTTGTTCGGTTTCATAACCGATAGTTACTAAATAATACATAATTGTTGTTTTTATTTGTTAATAATTGATTTGAAAAATTCTGCTCGTGTGTTATTGACAACTCTTAATGAATATCTGTCTTTAACTGTTTCATATAGTCGATTACCCAAGTCTTCAATCATATTTGGATTTTCGATTAATCTTTTCATATGTTTAGCCCAATCTTTGTGATTTCTTCTTGTGTTAACGAGTAAGGCATTTCCTTTACTATTGAACTTACCTTCATCAACCGCATTTACTAAATCAATAAGATAAGGATTACATTCACTTGCAATTAAAGCTTTTTTATGAAATCCTGCTTCAATTGCTTTTAATTGTGATTTATTTGAATTAAACTCACTGTCAACAAGTGGAGCTATCGAAACATCAAATGTATTATAATTTAATGCATATTTTGAAATTTCTTTAGTCCATCTTCTTCTGTATGGTTTATTAGTATCATCGTATTGTTCGTCTTTGAATGTTAGAAGAAAATTTTTATAATCTTCGTCTAATGATTTATAATCATCAGTAAACATTCTTTCGTATTGATACCAAACAGTTTCTGTCGGTGTTATGGGTCTTTCAGTAACTTTACCTTGAGCGTCCATTTGTTTTACTGTACCTCTTAAATCGAAACCACATAAAACAAATTGTGTTGAATCTTTATAAGCAGCAAGTGTAGATGAAATTCCGCTCTTAGCCAATTCCAAATCGTGAAAGTGGGATGAACCACCTAACCAACCAAAACGAATTTTATCTGATTTTTCAACATTCGATTTGTATTGGCTTTCATTTTCATCTATTGCGTTTGGAAAAACAACAATGTTTTTTAATCCGATTTTTTTTGCTATTGTATCTCTGAAAACACTTGTTGTTGTTGAAACATAGTCGGCAGCTCTTAGTAGTTGTACCTTCTTTTTATTTGTTTCCGTTTTTATAATTGACTGATACATAGGGTGTCTATGGTCAGGAGTCCAAAAATCATCAATGTCTACAATTACCTTAACTCCCTTGTTTTTTAACCATTCGATTCTCGATAAGTTTTTTTCAAAGGGAACTTTGTTGTGTATAAAACTATGTAAAATAACTACATCATAGCCATCAAACTCAGAATCATTATCTTCAACATTGTATTTGATATCAATATGGAAATCATTAGGGTAAGTTTCTTGTAAGTGGGTGTATGGACCCATAACCCTGAATTTACCAACACCATATTGGTCTGAGGGAATAGCTAATATTTTAATTTTTGACATAATTTACTTCACTTATATCAAAAATATAAATAAAAAAATTTGAAAAACAAAATTACTTTGCTTTATTTACTCCTGTAATTTTACCTTTGAATATTGAATCCCCAACCTTTAAAACAAGGTTTTCATTAATACTTGAGGTTTGTTGTGCAGTTAATATTTGATTTAATTTTTCGTCTAATACTTTTCTAACTGTGTTTTCAATTAAAACCGCAATTGCATTCATATCAACATTAGAAGAGCCTGTGGTAGATGGTCTCTGTGTCGGTTTTTGGGATTTTGAACTAACTCCCTCTTGTTCCATTAATCTTTTTGCACCCTTCACAAAATCCATATCTAAACTGTCGTTTAATGAAATTTGAGGTATAGGGTTTTCTCTCATCGCCTTTTTAATGGCGTCAGGTAATTTAGAATTTTCTATTCTATCAACAGAAGGCATTCCAACCGGTTTTGTGTTTTGTCTAACTTGTGGTTGTGGCATTTCCATTGTTGACTCATTACTTTCAACATAAAGTTTTGATTCGTCTATTTGACCTCTTTCGAAGTTTCCTGAATCTACTTTATTCATTACTTTTTTTGCTTGTACTAATTTGTACATTAAATCATTTTCTGATATTGCTCCGTTTCCCATATTACTAAATATAATTTATACTAACGAATTTATCAATGTTTTAATCCTTTTTATAGTTTCAGATAAATTTTCAGGTTGATTTTCGTCTTGTACCTTTATGTTGTCTTTATTTAATAAAGTATCTAATTCTGTTCTCGATTCCTTATCAAATCTTGCTCTTGTCCCTTCTCCTGGTCTATCATTACCTGCAACTTGTCTTTGATAATTTTTCCAATCTCCCTCTTTTCTATTATATAAATCTTTGACCGCAGTTTCGTAATCTTGTTTGTTTACTACTTTTTGCCCTTCAATATCTTTTACTTTGCCCTTCAAATTATTTAAAACTTCAGGACCATAATTCTTTTGTGGTTCGGATGTTGGAATATCTTGTGGTTCAACTTTTTCTGGTTCAGGCGTTGGTTTTGGTTGAGGTTGTGGTGATGGTTGTGCCGGTGTAGGTGCGGTCGTTTTTGGTTTTGGTGGTGCTGGTTGTGTCGGTTGGTCCTTTTTAAATCTGGCGTCATCTTCAAACCAATAAGGTGAAAATATCTCAACCTTACTAAGTGACTTCATTGCGTTTGGTGCTTTACCTTTTTGGTATCCTGGTAAATCAGTTAATTTAAATGGATTTAAACCTGGTTTTGTTTTAATTTGATTTACCCTATCTACTCTAAACATTTTCCAACCCGGTAATCCTTTCTTTGATGTTCCTTTAAACACATAAGCCCAAAAAACTAAATTACCTGATTTGGCGTGCGTTCCTAATACAACAGGTTCAATGTCATATCGTACACCATTTAATACTTCATCATCTTCACTTCTATAATCAATAGTAATAGGCGTTCTTTCACTGATTGCATTCCTCAATAAAAGAAGTTTTGCATCTTGTTCAAGTAAAAGTTCCTCAAATATGTTTAATATTTCAGACATTAAAAATCAGGATAGTTTTTGTTACCGTTATATTTGTTAAAAGCTACGGATTTTGTTCTATTGTTTATATCAGATAATGAACCAACAACTCCATTGTTATCTCCTTTTCCTTTTTCGTCACTATCTGAAATTGCGTTAGGGTGTGTCACACCGTATTCGTTTTTATTGGTGTACGTATTTTTAACTACGTTTTGTTTTCTTAAATTAATATCAGTGATTGAGCCGATTTTACCATCGTTTTCTCCTTTGCCTTTTTCATCACCATCTGATATTGCATTAGGGTTATTCACACTATATCCAAAACCGTCGTTATAAATGTTTTTACCTAACAAATTAATTCGAGTATTAATATCAACAGAAGACCCTATGTTACCATTGTTTTCACCTTTACCCTTTTCGTCACCATCAGACAATGCATTTGGATTGCTGTCTGAGTATCCATTTGATGGGTTATATGGGTTTCTTGCTAAACTATCAATTCTGGTGTTGATGTCTACAGAAGAACCTATTTTACCGTTGTTATCTCCCTTACCCTTTTCATCTCCACTTGATAACGCATTTTCGTGATTAGAATTATATTCTGTTTTGAAATTGTAAGAATTTCTTGTTATGTGTTCTTGTCTATATTTTTCAGCAAGTTGTTCTAATTGTGTTGCCATATTACATCAAATTTTTTATTCTTTCTATCTCTTCAAATAACCCAAGTGAAGTAATGGGAGATTTGAATGAGTTATTTTTTACAAAATTAAGATTTGGTAGGAAATCGGGCTTTTTTGAGTGTTTCTTTAAAAAACTATTTTTTCTTTCTCCTGAAATTCCACCCATTTCGTCTGCCTTCTTTCTCCCTTCTTTTCTATTTGTTATTTGGTCTCTGTCCTGTCCTAATACTGACCATCCCCATTTTTCCATTAAATCACCACCATATAAATTATGTCTTTGTGGTTCACTTAATTTATCAACATTTTTTAAATCGTGAAGAATTCTTTTAAGTTGACCATAATTTACTTTACCCGATTGTATTAATTCTTTTGCACGATTAGTACCAACAGTATCAGTTGAACTAATCTGTAATTGTGAATTAAGATGTTTTATTATATCAGGAGGTAAATTATATTCTCTACCCTTTAATTCTTTATTCATTATCTTCCATTTGTTTTAAAATAACTTTTGGTGAAATACCATTGTCCTTTAACGTTTGAAGTAACACTTTAATCTGTCTTTTAATTATTGGGTTTAAATCTTCTTGATTTTCTTTTTCTAAAACATCGTTTTCATTTGATTTTTTAGCTATAATACTTTCCAAATATTCCTCAATAAATTTTTTAGGGTTTTCAATTAATCTAACTTTATCGGTGTTAGCTAATTTTTCATCATAACCCATTTTTTCTAATCTTTCTTCAGCCTCATCGTCAGATAACCCTAATTCATTGGTAAAATGATTTTCTGCGGTATCAAAATCCACATCATTACCCATAGTATCTTCATAACCCAACGATTTATTCATTGCGATTTCTAATAAATCCTCTTTTGATAATTCGTATCCTTCAGCCCAATATTTCAAACTTCCTATGTTTTTACTTGCCGGTCCAAAAGCACCGAAAGTACCGATTGTATTCATATATGACTGAACATAATCATCTGTGGTGTCTTTCGCGGTTATACCTTTAGTTGCGATATTTGATGGTTTTTCACTTCTTGCGATGTTCCCATCAACGTCAACTATTTCATCAACTTCCTTTTCCACTTTATCAGGTATCTTATCAAAATCGGTTTTATCAGAATACTCTTTAGCCCACTTTGACCATTTATTACCTTTTTTTCCTTTCTTTCCCTCTTTTTTTTCTTTTGCTGCGTTAGCAAAGAATAGCCTTTGTTGTGCTTTTGAGGCAAATTTCTCTTCAATTACTTGTTTTATAAACTGATTCATTAAAAATCTTTTTATATAAATATCAAACAGAGGGAAAGATATTTATAGAAGTATGAATACCCAAAATATTTTAAAGTTTTACGGTTCGAAGTTAGATATCAGGTTAGATAGCTCTGAATTTTATGATTATGAGGTTACAAAAACAGAAAATGACTATAATTCAGACGTTTTAGACCTGTCAACATCCATAACATATACCGCATTAACCATAAATGAGTCGTTAAATGGTTTTGGGTGTTCAAGAAACACTATCAAATTAACTGAATACGATAATAGAACTAATGACCCGTCTTATATATATTCGGGGTTGTCAGCGACAGTTACATATTCTTCCTTCGTCAATCATATATCCCCAACATATCAACATACTATATTAAATGATGATGTGTATGAATATGAGGGATTAACAGGAGAGACTCACTACTTTACTATAACGGCTTTTAATCAATCTTTAAGTATTCATACAGGATTTACCGCAACAAATGAAACAGATTTAATTTTAGGATTTGTTTCGGGAACAACATCAATTGAAAAATGTGAAGGTAGATTAGATTCTCCGTCGTATTGTTGTCCGTTTCCACCAAAATTAAGTAATAAACCTTGGGCTTATCAATTTATTGACCCCATTGTTAATGGTTGTAGTCCATTTATCAAAAGGAGAACAGAAAAGGGTTGGACTCTTGACTTTATTTTTAATAGGGAAAGTTTACCTTGGTCATCTGGTGGAGTTTTTTATTACTTTGGAACCCGTGGCTCTTCCAATATAGATGATTACGCAGATAATAATTTATCTTTTGGGTTTACTTCAGACAGAAGAATAAGGTGGACGGCTATCAGATATTCGGGAGAATGTGTTAACAACGCCTATACCGAAAGTTATTATGTTGATTCAGACCAAACAGTTCCATTATGTACAACAGGAACCACCAAAGACTTCAACGTTACTATTGTATTCGACAGATACAAAAGATATACTGAATGTAATTTGGAAAACGATGGCGGATGGAATGATTTATTAGGTTGGAGAATTGATGAGTATAGTGAAAGTGGGACCACATCCACTCAGTTGGTAACATATGACGCAGAAAACGAAGAATTAAATAAAAAATGGGCAGACGAGAGAGAACGAAGATTGGGTGTTTTAAAAATATACCTTAATGGTCGACCAATTTACAAAAAAGAGAATTGGGAAGAGGTTGTTCCTTCAAAAAGAGGAGTACAACCATTTATACAATCTTGGGGTGGTGGTACAGGTTTAATGACTCATCACGACGGTGTTTGTTGTTTTAATATGAAAACAATCAAGTATTATGAAGAACCGTTAGATTTTGTCCACGTTAGACATAATTTTTTAACGAGATTAAATCAATATGATTTCTTTATTTGTGGATTAAATTGTGAAGATGATGTTTACACCATTGAGGGTGGTCATATTATAAATCAAAATGGTGAAATCATAACAAGTAGCGATGGTACACACATACTATATAGAACATAAAAACTAATATTTATAGAAATGGCAGAAAATAAACTAATATCAGAACTATCAGGAATAACAAACCCAAGTCTTACGGGGTATACCGTTTATGATGACGGAATAACCACCTACAGAATGGCTTTAGGTGAATTAGTGGCATACGTAACAGCCGAGGAAGGTGATTTTGCAACTACGGGAAGTAACACATTTAACGGAAATCAAATAATTAGTGGTAGTTTAACAATTACAGGTTCCGTAACTGCCAATTCGTTTGTAGGTAATGGTAGTGGATTGACAAATTTACCGTTATCACATTTAACAACAACATCATCGTTTAACACATTTACGGGTAATACAATGTCAATGTTTAGTAGTTTGACCCCTGTTTTAAATGATATACAAACATCAACAAGTTCTTTAAATTCATTTACCAGTAGTATTAATACTAAAACAGGTTCATTTGCAACCACTGGCTCAAATACATTTTTAGGTAGCCAAACCATAAAAGACGCCGTTATTATCGGTCCGAGTGGTAGTAGACACACCAATAATCCTGAAATGTTACACGTCCAAAATAGTGGAAGTTTTAATATTGCACATCTTCAAGGTAATGTTGACAATTATTTTCAACTTAATATAAAGAATGAAAGTTCTGCCGC